GACCCATCGGGATCTCAATAGTGTCATTGATGTCTTTGATCACAATGACATCCTGCTTCTTGTTTGTTTTTGTTTTCATACTTACCTCCTGCCATTATGATCCCTGACCTCAGCAAACTCAATTTCTGCCTCATGTATCAGGCATCTCATGTCTTCATCAAGTCTCTCAAATATTGCAAAGACATCATCACTGTTCTCTCTTGGGATTGAGTAACAAAACTCAGGCTCAACATGAAGCCCATCCATGTCATCAAATCCCATTGTCCAGATCTGGATCTCAGTGGCTGTCCTGATAGCAATGTGGGTGCTGTTTCTTTTTAATATCTTCCCAGTTATTGAAGGGAGGATCACTTTCGCTGTTGTTTTCATAATTTCTGTTTTTGGTTTATAATTGGTTCTCTTTGACCTGACAAATATAATAATTGTAATTGGAATAACAATCACCTCAACCCATTTATTTTATATGTATATAGCAAGATCATTGATACTCAGGCAGATACAGACCCTTATGAACAACATATGAACACATCTACATATGTGCCCCGAATAAACCTTGTAACTTATTGGGTATCAGCGAGAAGAGAGTTCTCCCCCTCAGATATGGTGTAATACCAGTAATAAATGTAATTGTCTTAAATCGCTTAGAAATGGCCTTAAATTACAAATGCAGTTTTCTACATATGTCAAGAGCTGCCCCGATTAACAGAGCAGCTCTCTCCATGAAAAAAGCATGATTGACCCTTCACCAACCAGCTTTTTACTTTATAAATGTCTTGATAATTCCTATCACATTAAACTTCTTGAAGAGATAAAATCCTATGCCAAGGATCAGGACAATGACAATCCAGAGAGAATATTTATAGATCTTAGGAATGTACTTGACCTCCTTTGGAGTCTCAGTGACTTTCTCATATTCACTCTTCCAGTGATATGCTTCCATGATTGCCTTGCTGAGCTTAGTCAATATGGTTGTATCTTTCTGGGTCAGCTTCAGCTGGAGATAGCTGTCAGCAATCCATGCCTCAGCTGAGGCAAGAGGAGTATCCTGCCTGAGTGTATCAAAGGAGAAGAGCTTCCCCTCCTCTGGGATCTTGACAAAAACTGAATCATGCTTTGTCTCACCTTGGATCTTGACATAAATTGTGGTATCCCTGTATATGATGGAATCCTTCACCTGAGTAATCCTGAGGGTATCCCTTGAAGGAGGGAACTTCTCAAGGCACTTCTTATAGGTCACACATCCAGAGTGTCCCAGAAGGGCTAAGAATAGGCTTAAATAAAGGATTGCTTTCATGGGGTCTTCTTCTGGATAATTACTGTATCCTGATCTGAGATGAAGGTTGTATATCTCCCTCCCTTCCCTGTCAGGGCAAAGGCAGGGGATGTCCATGTGATCATCTTCCTCTTGAAGTATGTGCTGTCCTCATATACATTGCGGAGATTCGGGAACTGAGCCTCAGGGAAGATGGACTCATCAAAGATAGCCTTGTCCACATTCTCAAGATTAAAGGCTGTGAGCTTGTCTGCAAAATTATAGGCATCCTTCATCTGCTCAGCCTGAGCTGTCAGAAGGGATGGATCTACTGTAAAGACTGGCCTGATTGTATCCAGCAGGGTCACAGTAAATGCTATCTGCCTGAAGTTCCCTGATGCATCAGTTGCCTTCACAGTCACAGTGGCAGTCTTCGCTGCAGCTGTAAGCATGAAGCCTGCAGCTGGGGTCTGGGTCAGGGATGAGATCTCACAGTTATCTGTGGCTGCTATTTTCAGCAGATAATTTGGCAGGGGAGCTTGGCATCCAGCCCCAGCATAAATCTTCTGGGGAGGGATATTCTGGCTCAATAGGCAGCTTCCACATCCTGACAGGAAGAGAGCTGACAGAAGGATCAATATCTTTTTCATGGCTTACTTCCCTTGAGTGTCAATAACCTTGGGAGGCTCTAAGGCAAGAAGCTGATCCTGTGAATTTGTGAAGAGATTCTTCAGCAGATACGCAATGAAGGCCAGCACAGCAGGAAGCACAATTGACTTCATGGTCAAAGCTCCCCCAGCACTAATAATGTCATAGACTCCACTCAGAACCGCTGTGACTACAGCCACAACGAGACCCTTGAGAAAGTCTTTCCAGTTGATTGATAAAAATGTACTTTTCATGATTCTTTATTTAAGGTTTATTGAATGATCTCATCTGGTCTTTTGTAAAGCCAGCACAGAATGGCCTGTTCACTGGATCAAAATCTGAATGCTGATAAACAGTGATCCCATTATATTGAGATCTCAGCATGGCAAGAAGCTTCATGAGTGAAGAGATCTGGGCTGGGGTGAATGTGGCTGACTTGCCTATCAAACAAATCTGGACACAATTATTCTTCCCCAGAGTGGCAGCTGCAGTCTCGTCAAACTCAAACTGATCATCATCATCCAATGCCCTGCCTGTCTCCACAGATCCATCAAAATACTCATGATGCTTTTTAGCAGTGAGTTGCCCATTGAGAATGACATAGTGATATCCAATGTGAATACCATCCTGATTCTTGAATCCTTTCTCTGCGTGCCATGTATCAATCATGGCAGCATTGCCAAAGGGACTATCTGAGCAATGAAGAATAACATCCATCTACCTATGTATATGTATTGTCACTGTCTTTGTATCAGAAGGACATCCTGCTTTATTTAGAGTAACAGTATATGTAACAATAGCCTCCTGTACACTTGTTTTCAGCTTAAAGGTAGCATATATGTGGGGGGCATCAGTTGCATTAACCTGATAGGGCGAAGTTTGCCCTGCAGTCTGTATGGCACGCAATAGATAAATTGATGGAGATGAAACATCAATATTTGCGTTTGTCCAGTTGTGAAGCATGGGCAAGGTAATACTGGCCGCAACCTCTGTTAATTCCTCGTAAGGCGAAGAGAATGGGACTGCTGATACATCAAAAATAGGACACAATGTATCCCCTCTTGGAGAAGGATTAGGTGGAGACTGAGCAATCATAATTGCTGACATTGAGATCAGTGCTAAAGTCATTAAAATTTTTTTTCATTTTTTCATTTTTAAATTAATACTAAAGATATTTAAAGTTATTAAGAGCCTCATCAATAGTGACAAAATCAATCCCTTGGGCAATAGCATAAGCAACTACCTCACTCCAGCCTGCTGCCTTAGGGGCAGTGTATGCGTGCATAGTGAATACAAGATATCTATCTTGGGCAATTGCTATGTCTATTTGAGCCTTAGCTGCAGCCACTCCTTCAGGGGTTGTCATGTCATAGCCATAGGAATAGGCAATATCTCCCAGGATGATCTGCCAGTCATAAAAATTCATAGCAGCTGGATTCGTTCCTTCAGTTGCTGCAATGATATGCCCATTGTAAGATCTATAGTACTGCCTTGCCAGATCCCTCAGGTCAACTGCATTCCTGTTAACTCCATGAGGAATGAGAGTCTTGCAAGTTATGCCATAGCTTTCAATCAGATCCTGAGTAAGTATGAGCTTAGCCTCAATCTGAGCCTTTGTCATTAAAGTCCAGTTCTCGTTCACCCCATGATTACAAATCTCCCATCCAGCTGCAAGAAGCCTCTGAACCTGTACCCATGATAAGTAAGTACCTGAAGTCCCTACATCCAGAGGCAAAATGGCATTCACCCCAACAAGCCCAAGAGCATCCATGAGAGGCTTCCATCCAGTAAAGCAATCAGCAAGGCTATCATCATACCTGAGAGTCATCATAGGTTTGCTTGATTTTTTCTCTCCTATCTTCAGATATCCATCAGAGTCATAAGTGACAGCCCCGTATTCATCAAGCACAGCAGCAATGATGTCACCAGTGAAATTGAATATTTTCTTCTGATTAATACCTGACTTGTCAATAGTGTAAAGGAATATTGACTGGAGAGATGTTCTGCTTTCCTCCTCAATGGAATTATCATCCATCTCAACAAAGAGTTTCCCTTTATAACCTACATTCAGCATATTAATGAGACTCCTTTGATTGAGCTCCCTGATATAAAAATCCTTAGTATTTGAAGAATCATAATCTTTTAATTTTGTAGCAGTCCCATTAAGAGTGAGGCTCAGGTTTATGATTGATGCCTCTGTGATTGTTGTGTCATATTTTGTCTCAAAGATAAGAGAGTTACTGTTATGCATCAAGGTAATCCCTATCTCATTAAAAGCATAGGCATTGGCATAAACAAAGTCATAGGCTGTGTAAAACAAATTTGTCCTCCATGTGACTGTGGCTGTTATTCCATTAACTGTGACAGATGCTGTGCCTGAAGTTCCAGACAAGGCAATTACTGCTCTCTTGTCAGCCCTTGCAATACTCTTCCAGATTGTTGCATTTGATCTGTCAAAGAATGCATCTGTGAATCTGATTTTGCTATCTGTTAAATTATGGTTTAGTAGATTCGCTGCAGGAGTTGCCACTTCCCCGTAAACAGTAGCTGATGCAATTTGCAAAGTCCTTAATATTTTACTGCCAGCATAGCTATTGCAAATTATTATAGGTTCAGCTGATTTGTCTATATGAGTGTAAACTGAGCAACCATGATCCAGCAACCAAGAGGAGGCAGATCCATATGATCTCTCAAAAGTCATGGCTGCCATTGCGTTGAAGTGCTGGGCATTCCCAGAAACATCAGTGCCATCATAGATGAGGGGCTGATGGATCTGGAGATCTGTTAAATAAGAATCATCTCTGCACTGAGCAAGAGACTTGATGGCTGAGAACTTCTTGAAGTTGAGAGAAGCTATATGGTCTGAGTAGCAGGGCCTAAAATAAATCTCATTATCATCATTATTAAAAGTCCAAGACGAAATATCAAGATCTACTATGCTTGTGCCAAGAATTGAATCATCTGATGATTTATAAAAGTCACAACTGATAGTCTTGGCTATCCCATCAATCCTGAGGAAAAGTTCAAAATATCCCTGCCCCCTGAAAGTTGCATTGAATAAAGTGGGATATGTAATATTCAGATAAGATTTGTTTGTGCCATCTCCAGCACTAAAATGAAGAATTCCATTGAAGATATTGAACTGGACACCCCTGCTTGTTGAGTTGATTGTTGATTGCCCAAACTCAAATAGACCTTTCTCTGCCCCTGATTCACTGGCATCAGAGACAAGTCTATATTTACAATAAATAGTGTATGTGCCTCCATCAAAAAGTCTCTCAGATGCCCTTGTCTTGTCTCCAGCAAAATAACCAACCCCATTCCCCAGCCATTCAGGAGTCAGGATTGTATTTACAGACCCATAATCATCCACTAAGGAGAGTCCTGATCTTGATCTTATCATCATAGAGAGATCTGGATAATAAGGCACAACTGGCACTCTTGTCTGCTGGAGCTCAAGAGTAAAAACCTTAGGATTTGTATGAGTTAATAAAAACTTCATGGCTTTAAAATTATGTGATTTGTCCAGTGATGTTAATTACTCCCTTTAGGATTGTCATAATAGCCCCAGTATTATCAATAACTTGAAGGTCATGCAGAAAAGTTCCTAAGACATTCAAGGGATCTGCCTTAATGATGAGGATATCTTCATCAATTGTGATGGCAGGGGTATCCCCTTCAGTTGAGAAGCTTGCTATGGTTGTAACTTCATCCAGAGTCTTGATTGTCATGTCAAGCCTCATGCTTGTCATATCATATGCAGACCCATTCAGATCCACAGAAAAGGCAATATCTATGTCATCCCCAGCAGTCAAATTTATTGTTGCTGTATCATTTTCAATGTTGTAAACTTCCATAATTTTAATTTTTATAGTCCATACTTTGCCTTCAGATAATTATAAATCAATGCTTCATCCCCAGCAGAATCAGCAAGTTTTCTGGAGACTATCTCCTTGACTTCAATATTGCTAAATGTAGAGGCATAGTTTCCTTGCACTCCAATGGTAAGACCTCCTGCATTGTTTGCTCCAAAATTCCCTGTTATCGGTGTTCCTGCGTTTACTATAAGTTTAGATGAAGCACCATTGAAAAGAATCCTGACAATGCTCCAAGTATTTACGACAAGATCAGCATTCTCAGCCCCAATAGTGCCAGCATATCCCCTGATTCTTGGAGTCGTGGCACTCTGATAGAGTCTATTTGTATTGATTGAAGTACCATCAATAATTGTGTCATTTAATGTCCAAGTCACTTGCCTCATCACCATGTAGATAAAGTGTGGCTGATTAAGTGTAAGCACTGGGGTTGTCATATAGTTATCTACTCCATCAAATAATCCTGCAACTGGCCTGAAGGATAAAGTCCCTTGAGCTAAATGATTCCCAAGCACTCTCTTAACCTTATTATTAGAATCCAATGCGTAAACATCAGCAGCAGCAAAAATATCCCCTATTCCGCAACCTGTAAAAAAGTGATTTGTTTGAGTTGCTGTTATCTCATAAACTCCATATTTAACACAATTCCCTGAAGCTTCTTCAGATCCTCTGGAGCTCTTCCCCACAAGCATATCATACCAAGCTTCATCAGCCCCTCCCCTTGTCAAGACATCATCAGCAGTGGCTGGTATGTACCATCCAAATCCATTGCCATCATTTATAACAAGGGGATGGGTAATATTGTTTGAGACTGTCTGCCCTGAGAAGGATTCAGTGGCTATCCCTCCCACAAGTCCCTTCAATTGATTTGATACTGGCTTTGTATATGAAACTGTGACTGCATCTGCATAAGCATATGCCACAGATACTGTGAGGATCACAGTTGATCCAACCACCTCAGCCAGAGAGATTGTCTTGCCAGCCAGAGTGAAGTCAGTTGTGGCAGGAGTGGATGTCTCATCCAGTGCCTGATCCATTGTAATGACAACTTTTGTGGGTAGAAGCTGAACTATTGCAGCACTTACAAAGACTGGAGCTGTCCCATGGGTCAATTGCTCAAGCAGACCAGATCCCTGAATAGATCCTGAGTAATTCATTGCCTGCTCAGTATCTCTGACTATTTTTATATTATTTATTGTGCCAGATCCTGTCCAGCCATCAGCACTGTCATCAGTGGGCTTGAATTTGATTGTCGCTGGAGTTGCCCCTGCAATAGCCAGAGCCATGATCTCCTCAGCCCCAAGACCTACCCCACTCTCATCATATCTTCCCTCAAAAGAGATCTCCCACTTTCTAAGTCCCTTGAGATGATCAGCATTGCCCCCAGAGTCCTTGGTTGTCAGGTCTGCCAGATCCTGCTCAGTTGTCAGGACAGCTCCAGTGGCATAAAGGATCTTATTTGAGTCATGATACACCGCAAAGAGTGTCCCGTTTATTGTGCTCATATTTTTACTTCTTTTGTTCTGTTTCTATCAAAGCTTTGAATGTAATATCCAGCCAATTCCAAGTCCGATAATTAGAGTAATAACCATCCTTATAATGGTATTCGGCAAACTTGAATATTTCTCAAGAAGTGCAAACTTGATATCTCCATCATTGAGCCTTGCTTCAATGGAGTCCAGCCTGATGTTTATTTGCCTGAGGTTGTCGTTTATCTGACCAATGAGTTTATTCTGTTCCTCAAGTGCCTTAAACATGTGCTTATTCTGAGTTATTATAACCTCTCCAAGTGCCTCGGCAAGCAACCTGTCTCGGTTGTCAAATGTATCAGCAAGTAACCTCTCAGTATGTTTGTTCTGCTCTTTAATAGCTTCTTTCAAGGCTTCCGCATTTACCTCATCCTGTCTGTCAAATAAAAGCTTTACCCATTTTATATTATCAGGGGTGCGAGACAGTCCTTCTTCCGTTTTTTCGCTTAAAGGCAGGTTGTCATAGTTACTTTTTTCCATGTCTTATAGAGTTACAGAGCTTGTAAATTGAGTGTAGAAATACAAGCCCAATGATTCCAAAAAATATAAATGCTATAATAATTCCTACTTTCATTTTTTCTTAATGATGAAGTTGTGTTTCACCTGTTTCGATTTGATTGAGTCTGTAACATACTGTAATCTGAACTTTTTTTTTGCTCGTCAATGAACTGCTCCATGAACTTACGGAGGTCGTCTTTTGTCACTGACTTGTCATTTGCAAGATGGTCGGCAAAGCTCTTGATTATCTTACCCTGATCTTTGCTTATGTTCTTGACATCATACTTCACTCCGCGAACATATAAAAGCAATGAGTCGAGCTTTGCCCCCTGATTCTGGAGCACCTGTTCTGTCCTGAGGTCATTCTTTTCATTTGTGATGTTCTTTGCTTTCCAATGGTCAAGGAAGATTGCTCCTCCTCCAATGATCCCAGCTATTGCTCCGATAGCAACAATCCCTTTCCATGCCTCAGCTATCTTCTTTAAACCGCTTAGAATTATCTCCCCCATCTTGTCACTGTATTACTTCAATCATATCAATATCCCACTTCCTATTCTTCATGTCAAATGTCCCTGCATTGAAGATGAATTTTCTGGCAATGCCCCCATAGAGATTAAGATCATCAACAAAGCAACCCAGAGGATCAACATGGGGATCAAGGTCATTCTCATCAAGATCATACACAGGAAGCTGCAGCATGCATCTTGGCCTGCTTGTCTGGAGTCCTATTTCTCCCCCAATGAGTTCCAGCAAGGGATCTCCTTCAGATCCTCCTCTTGTATTCCATGCCTTAGTGGGAGCAATGGCATAAACAGGATCTCCCACATCATTGGGGATAATATTGGCAGCTGAATTTGTTGAGCCATCTATTGTGGCAGCTGCAAAATCAACTCCGGCCACATTGGCTGTGAAATCAAAAGTGCCATCGTAATTATCAGTTAGGATCACAGATCCAAAACTTCCCCCATAACTTGAAATAAATCCTGCCACAGTCGTGGCTGGGTTTGTATTCCAGACCATCACATGGGAATAACCATTGCATCCCACATTGCAATTGAATGGGTAAGCTCCTTTTGTCACCCTGTCAACCCTTGCAACCGCCCCAGTATATCCGGTAATATCTCCCTTCATGCCAAGAGCTCCGGCAAACTGCTCAATGATATTCTCAAAGTTCACATCCCCAAGCACTGGAGGGGAAGATAATTTTGTCACATCCCCCAGCACATAGTCCCTCTGGATCTCTTCCTTGTTTGCTGCATTGTCAATGACATATTGCCTGCTTAGGATATTGATGATATTAACTGATTGAACTATCTTCATGTATCCGGTCTGGCTGAGATTCGGGGCTTCATGCCTGCCTCCTCTTCCCTGAAGCTTGGTCAGGTAAACCATCTGGGATGTCTCCATTGAATAAGCATAGAACTTGATATTCTTGACAGCCACTCTCAAATTGGCATTATCTGCACAATAGACTTTTATTGTGATGTCTCCGCTATTAGGAAGGCCAAGGACAGTCTTCTTGAATGTACTCCATCCAGAACTTCCCACAGGGGCATCCTTGATAAATGGCATGGGCACAACTGACACTCCGGTCAGCCAGTCACAGAATTCATCTGCCCCGATTGCCATGAAATAAGCTCCCTGAGTGATTTCAATAAGGCATCCATGACCAGTGATGGGGGATGCTCCACTATTGAAGAAAAGAAAGTCAAATTCAAATCCAAGAGTATTGACTGCTCCTCCCCAACTGGCAACTGAATTTGCTCCAAAGGTTGCCTCAATCCCATAGGCATACGGCAGGGAACTATCCCAGTTATCTATATAACAACCATCTTTCTCTCCTGCAAGAATCGTGGAGAGAGGTGCAATATCCGTTGCCCCTATGGCAGTCCACCCCTTGAATGCTCCGGCAACAAAGTCCTCTCCCTTCATCTCCCAGCCTGTGATCCAGCTATCCTTCCATCCATAATCATGATTGAGTGTGATCTTCTTGGCAGCTGGGAGCATCATGAGAGATCCTCCATTTATATCCCTGAGATCTGCTGAGGGAGATGAGGATCTTTTGATGGATGTTACTGTTGATATAGTTGATCCTGATTTTGTGGTTGCTCCAGTGAATGTCCTGACATATGCTGTAGTAACCATCTCAAGAGGCCTGTAAATTGTGAAGACCCCATATCTCTGCCTGATGAGGGCATTCCATTTGCTGATGATCTTCTCCAGCACATCATAACAGGTATCATTCTTTGGATCAAAATCAGAACATTCAATATACTCCTGATCCATCGGGGAATCTGATGTCCCAGAATCCATGTCCTCCTCATAGATATTGACAATCTCCTTGAAGGAAGTCACATTGATCTTCCCAAGGATGTCAAGGAGGATCTGGCTCTCAAATTTCCTGCCAGTATATGGGACTCCATCTGAGATCTCATATTTGAAGTTCTTGAGGGCTGCCAGACCACAGACAGCTGTAATTGAGACTTCATAAGGATAGTCATTGTATGGCTCTGAGAAGCTACATGGAAGAATGTATCCCCTGAAATAAAGAGTATCTCCTGCTCCATAATAGATTGAGCACCTCATCTGGAGATCTGACATTGTATAGAATTCCGAATACTGGAAGAGGCTTGATGCCATGACCCTGAGTGTGGCCTTTGTACCCCTGACCGGATTGTCAAGAATATCATCCCCATCACTCAGGCATTCATAACTGGCCGGAGATCCAGAGGCCTTCATGGCAGTGATTGTACTTGAATAGCCATCAAGTTCAAAGTCCCACTTCCATGATAGTCCTTTGACATCATAATATTCACACCTGTATTTAGTTCCCCATGCCATTATGTGCTCCTGCTGTTTGAATCTGCATATCTCCTGCTGGAGATATAAATATCCTTGCCTTGTATCTTGCCCTCCACAATAACCTTCAGATTTTGAGTGGTTGCTCCCATTGATGCCCCTCCTCCTGTGGACATTGCTCCTGATGAATAACTTTGAGAGCCCTTGGAGATTGCCCCTTTAATCAGTCCGGCAATTGCAATCATTGAAATTCCGGCTGCCAAGGCCACAGGCCACATGGCAGGATTTTGGAGTGTCTTCATGAATGCCATTGATGCCATTGCATATGAGATAAGGAGTTTACCCATCATTGATAAGAAGTCTGCAATCCCCTCAAGGAGGCTCTTGCCAAAATCTCCCCAATTCCCTGAGGACATTGCTGCAAATAGATTCTGTACTGTATCCATTGCAAGATCCACAAGTGCCTTCTTTCCATCCTGAAAAAGTTTCTCAACCTCATTGAGATCCTTTGCCACTGCCTCCTTCATTGGGGCAAGAGGAGTCCCTACCTGTCCCTTGCCATTGACCCCTCCAAGTTTTTCCCACATTCCAGCCTGAAGTGCCTTAGTGAGTCCGGTATTATTGAATAAAGCCCCTCCTTCAATATTCAGCATATCAGGAGTGACTTTCTTTGTTGCCCCTGATAAGATATTTGGATTCATCATTCCTGCCTGAAGGAGGCTCAGGTATTGCTTCAGATTTGCAATCCTTGCCTGCTCAAGAGATATTCCCACAACATCAGCAGCATTCATCCCCTTGATCCCTTCTTCTGCTTGTGAGATCTCCTTTGTCAGATCTTCAATTGTCTTGATCTTCTCCTTCTCTGGAGCTGCAGGCTTGTTTGCAAGATTGTCAAGGAAGCCCATTGAGGACGGGAAGTTCTTATTCATCCAGTCCCTATTTGCCTGAGCAGCATTCTTATTTGTCTCTTCCTGATTCTTCTTGAATGCAGCATACTGGTCTGGAGTTCCATTAAGCTTCTGCCAGATGCTGAGATCCTTGTCAGCAAATATTGTTGCAATGTCACCAAGCCATTTGACAAGTGACTGAACAGCTGGGGAATTATTGATGAATGTGCCCCATGCCTCCTTTGCCTCAGTCCATTTAGTCCCCACTCTCTCCATCCTGATGGAGGCTGTATCAGCAACATCCCCCATCTGCTTGAGCTTGTCATTCACAAGCCCAATAAGCCCGTCAGAGGTCTGGAATGCTGAGTTTGCTTCCTTTGTTGCAAGACCTATCTGCACAAGACCTCTTGATGACTGTCTGCCCACAGCATTGATCATCAGGCCTGCAAATTCAGCCACTGGCTTGCCCAGCCTGATTGCCTGGTTTGTTGCAAATGTGAGATAAGTTCCAAGATCCTTGAATGGGATGCCAAGAGACTGGGCTTTCAGGTACATCTGCATGAGTTCAGCCTCAGGGATCACTCCCCTTGTGGCCTTCCCCATCTCCTCAAGGATCTTCTTTGTCTCTCCTCCCATCTTGGAGAATGCAGTCTTGATGCCTTCAGTCTCAGCTGCAAGCTTCATGCATTCCACTGAGAAGTCAACCAAGGCCTTAGACCCAAATGCAATCCCTATGAATCCGGCAATCCTCTTTGCCCAAGAGCTCACAGATTTCTCGGAACTTTTGAGAGTGCCCTGAAGCTCAGTGCTGTCCCCAGATATTTTGACCCAGATCTTATTAAGTAGTCCCATCCCTGAACTGTATTAATTTTTTCCTAACTTCTTCAAGCTCCTCAGGGGATACTTTCTTCTCCATCTTGTCCTGCCTCTGGATCTTGTCATCCTTTATTTTGAAGATATCCCTTGGGCTGCTTGGTTTATCCTTGATATATGGATTGCCATTGATCATTGCAAAAACAAGTTCTCTCATGAGCCATGCAGTATTCCTCTCCCAATTCCTCCAGTATCCATCAACTGCCAGATAATATTCTGTCAAAGTGGAGAGCCTCCATCTCTCCTCAGGCCAGCCCAGCTCCCCACAGGCAAATATCTTAAACTCCCTGAGGCTTACTTTTTTTTTAATGCCTCATCATTGGCCTGAGCCATATCCTTCAAATAACCAAGAAGTTTCTTCATCTCTTCCATGAAGATCTTCCTTGCTTCAGCGTTCATATATTCAGCCCAGAATGATCCCTTGATCTCTGAATACCTTGGCTTCTTATAAAGCTCCTTACAGGCTGCCATATATCCATTCCATAGCAGGGATGCATAGACATCAACCTCAGCATTCTCCCTGCCAAAAAGTTCCCCGAATTCAACCCCCAAGTCATCACAGGTCATCTCAAGAGTCATGATCTTGAATAAGAATGGGACTTTCTTCTCCCTGAAGATTATCCCGTACTTGAAGGGCATTCTTAACCAGACAATATCTGCTCTCATGATGCAACAAATTTGAATACATAAATCGGGGAAGTTGACAGGTTTGATGCCCCTGTATTGCTGATATTCAGGCATCCAGTCTGGGTACTTGTCACAGTAAGGGTCACAATATTGAGCCCAGCTGTTAATGTGACCACATTGGAGATTGCAGACCCTCCCACTTGGAAGATGGCTACATCAGGAAGCTGCCCTGAATTCAGTGTCACAAATAAAACAACCTTGATCACATCTCCATTGCTGACAGAGAATGAATTGCTCTTTGCATATGCAGTCCCTGCAAGATTGATCAGTGAGCTGAAGGCTTTATTTGCATCTGTATGGGTATCGTAATCAGTCCCTCCTGAGTCAGGATCTGTCAGTAGATCTGCTGAAGTTCCCTTGAGCTGGTAAAAAGCCCCCTGAACCTTCATGCTTCCACTCAGAGACATCACACCTTCCTGAGGGGCATCTATCTTGATTGAAGCCATATCAACCTCAGCGACCATAGGGAAGGCCACTCCTCCCACAATTGTGAGAAGCAATGATGTCCTTCCTGTGATATAGGCCATTAACTCCCCGGCTGAGATCCCAGTTGTGGAGAATAATGCATCAAAGTCCACAGAGGCATTCCTGAGCCCGTTTATATGCTCAGCCCATCCTCCAGATTCCTTATTGCTGGCATCAGGAAGATCCTGCTCCACAGAGACAGAACACCCCTTCTGAGCAGCAATGACAACCCCATCTGCATAGAGCAGAAGGAGTGTTGCATTGATCTTGCTCATGGCCTTATACTGTTAATGCCAGAGCTCCGTTTCCTTTGATGCTTCCAGAATAGCTTATCCCCTGCTCCTGATCTGCAGAGAGCTTAATGCTCTGGAATGTGCCATTCCCTTGCCATGCCTTGGTTGCTCCAGTTGTGGGCATGAAATGAATAACAGTATCGGCTGACCTTCCAATGATGGCAGCCATGATCTCATTAGGAGTGATGCCAGATCCCGATTCATCATACTTGCCTTCAAAGTCAATTGACCAGTTCCTCAGGCCATTGATATGCTCTGCCCATCCAGCACTCTCCTTGTTTGTTACATCAGGGAGATCCTGTTCAAGATTGAGAGAGCAGTTTGTCAGGCTCAGTACCTTGTCCGAGCCACTGTAAACTGCATAAAGTGTTCCGTTAATTTTTGCCATCTTCTTACTCTATTAAAAAGTTATAACTATCTATTATCCTGCTTCTTGAAATACCATTTGCTGCCTGTTCAGTAAATTCATTCTTGACATTGAATGAGAATACTATCAAGGTCAAAGTTGATCCAATTGAGAAGGTTGACCCCTTACTTGTCTTCAGTAATCTTCTGACCACATTAAGGATGGCATAGGCCAGCTTCTTGTCTGCCTGCATCCTGCTCTCATCAACAACCTCCACAAGCACAGTGCCTGAATACATGAATCCATCCTTTGTCCCATCCTCAGAGTGAAGGACATCATGGACATGGACATAGATCTCAGCTGATGGCTTTGGTATTGATTTATAGACAGGATATGTCACCCCTCCATAGGTCACATGACCTGAAAGCACTGTGACAATGCCATCAATAAGATCATAGCTGATATCAACAAGTTCTGTGCTCATCCTTTTTTCAGTAACTTACTAAGCTCATCCTCAACTCTCAACCTCAGGAGCTTCTCCTGCTTCTGGGCAGCCCAACCCAGAAAAGAATCTCCAGAGAAAAATCTTGTGCCATATTCAATATATGGGGCATATTCCACATTTGTCCCAGCAATGGCCTCCAGCTCTCCAAAGCTCTCATCAATAGCTCCATCAAAGCTTTTCCCTCCATTGTCAGTATATGTAAATGACTGGCCTTCTTTAATCTCCGCATGAATGGATGCCCTGAGCCTTCCTGTGATGATGTGCCCATCACTCTTGAGCTTGTTCTTGGCATCAGTTTCAATGGCAAGGGCAGTCCTATCCACTGCCTTCTTGATAGCCTTGTCACAACTACCTGAAAGCTCATGGAATTTCTTGAAGAGATCTCCAAGCCCTGTCACCGTTGCCTTACCTCTTATCATGCTTTTGTTGCTGCTATTATTTTAAATACTGCCCTTCCAGACTTGTCTGCATTCCTTGCAGGAGGCCTGATGGGATATAATGTCTTTCCGTTGTATTCAATTTTGATGTTACTGCTCCAGCCGTTATCCCAGAGCTCAATCTCATAAACCTCCTTGTCAATGAGCTCCTGCTCATTCAGGTATCTTGTGCCATCAATCTGAGTAACTGAAGCTCTTGCACTTACTCCTGCATCCCAGACCTCTGAAGCATCCTGATGGCTGTCCAGAGATGATGTCAGGGTCTTGATTACAATGCTATAGAAGAGCTTCCCTGTTCTCATAATCCTGTATTTTGATCAATGGATTCAATCAATCTCAGGGTATCAAATGGCAGCCTTGAAATAGCAACCTCTGAACCATCCTGAGGCTCATTGAACATTGATGCAGTAATCCTTCTTATGCATTCATTTGCAGTCTCATTTGGCTTGCCAGCTGTGAATGTTACTTCCATATACCATGTCTCAGCAGATCCTCCCACTCTGATTGTGCCAAAGGATGAATCAGGCTTGACCTTCACAACATTAAGCCCCTTCTGTTCAAATGTGGTTGTCTCTCCACAAACCTCAACAATTAAAGCTGGATCTGCCAGCACTGGAGATATGGGAAGCTCATAAAATCCACGACTATCCCTGTCTCCCTTCTCAAAATACGCCTTGTATTCCTTGGGGATACAAGATAGAGCTGTCCTATTTTCAAGCCACTGCCTCGCAACCTTGATCAGCTTAGCAATCCTGACATCCTGATCAGTTCCAAGATATCCCATGAGTTCCTTCATCTCGGTGACAGTGACAGTCTCCGCAAAGGTTGATGTTAATACTGACAGCTCCATCTTCCGCCCTCCCTTTATTTGGTGCTTCTTCCTGCAGCTTCCTTGTCTTCCTTGTCCTCTTTGTCAACAACTGTGGCAAATTTGTTCTTCTCAAGGAATGTGGCATGCATACTGGTCACAGTCTTGGTTGTACCCTTCTTGTCAACCTTCTTGTTGCCATGTACAAAATCTTTTAAGAATTTTACTTTTTTCATGATTTGATTTTTTGATTATTAAAAAAGAAGGGATCTGAGATCTCCCCAGATCCCTTGTATTATTCCTGCAATTTTATGAGTGTTCTCAATACCTCTGTCCGATTTTAATCATCAGCCTTGTGATCACAGCAGCTTTGCCTGCATCAGATCCTGTACAAGAGACTTTGATATATCTCCAAAGCACTCCGGTTGATACATCAGCAAGGGAAGCCACAGCTGGAGTTGTACCGGCCTGTTGTGCTGCTGGCAGCCACATGGTTGTGGGATGGAAGAGCACAGTATCAAGCTTGACCCAGTAAGATTTGTCAATACTCCCATAGGTTGTGACAGTCACATGGTTGCCCACAGTTCTGGCAGTGGTCAGAGAATAGGCAAGAGATGTGTCATACTCAACCACAAGCTGGTAATAGTTCAGCGTTGGCTTGGCAAGATCAAAGATCCAGTACTTGGTTGCTGTCCCTCCTATTGTATCCTTGATGCAAGTTGCTGTGTGAGTGGCATAATTAAATGCAGTGTAAGAAGTTACCCCTGCAGGCAGGACATAAGTCGTGCCTGAAGTCTGAGCCTGCATCCCCATTGAGAATGCAAGCAGGATTGTGATAAATGCTACAAATTTTTTCATTGCTATTGTCCTCCTATTTTTGATTATTCCTATGCAGCTGTAATATCACTCAGGATGTCTGAAAGATCATCATAGACAAAGGCATAAATGTGGGCTGTCGGGAATTTAACAGCTGCCCTGCATGATGCAGTGATGGTCTTCAGATCATATTCTGGATCAGTTGAATCCTGATCCCATACCTTGATCTCAATTCCTCTCTTGAGATAGAGTGTGACCTTGTTAAAGTCACCTACAAGCACCTTGCCTGATCCTATCAGGTTGCTCGGATATATCCTGATGCCTGATACATTCATCCCTCCAGCAGTAACAAAGGGAGGCATGACATACTGACCATTCTTGTCTTTTGTCATCTCCATCATTGCGAATTCTGCAGGAGTTACAAATGCAGCATTCGGGATGTAGTTGTATTCAGCAATCTGGTTGCAAGCTGCCCTGATAGCATCAAAGTTGTTTGCTGCAGTGATCTTGTTCTGCAGTGAGGTGCTTGAATAAGCTGATGCAGTTGTGATGATCCCATCAAGATGCGGAGTTGTGCCAGTCCCTTCATAGAGTTCATCCTCAAGAATCCTCTCAACCATCGGGAGAAGTTCATTCTTGATCTGGGTCAGCATCTCATCCCAGTCCTCAAGTGACTCATTTGTGACCTTGATGTGAGTCCCTATCTTCTCAACCTCTGAGCTATACATACTGTATGTTAGGTCACTCTGGGCATATTGAGCTGCTTCAGCCAATGCAGCTGCTGCTGCAGTCCTTGCTGTCCTCTCGACCCATGTAACCCTGTTTGAATTTGTCACCCCTCTGGCAACAACATCCAGCATGAGCACCTGCCTGTCCGGTAATTTTTCAACTCCGGCAACCCTCATGGGCACAATGACCGCTGTAGCCATTGAGCTGTCTGCAAGCTCAGTATAAGTGTCAATTGTGCTGGCCTTGAGCATCCTTCTTGGATCTCCCTTGATCTCAAACTCAATGCTTGCACCTGATTTCACTTTGCCTCCCTCAACAACCTTGCCCTTGTTCTCCTTATAGAACTTCTCGAAGTCTCCAAAAAGAGAGACAGGTTTGCCAAGGGGCTTATCCTTCAGCTGGAGCTGGATGGCATCAAGTTGCTCGCTGAGCTTCTTAATGCTTATCTCTCCTGCATTTGCTTTATTCACAAGCTCTGTGACCTGATCCACTGAAGCCTTTCCCTTCAGGAGCTCCTGCGTTGCAACATTTGCTTCACTGAACTTCTTGACCTCTGCCTGAATCTGATCAGTCAGTGCTTTAATGTCAATTTCCGGCATGATTAATGATTTTTTAAGATTAGTAAAATAGATTCCAATACTTTGGTATTTTCAACAATCGGCTCATCCTCCTTCTGGGTGCTGTCAACCAGCGGCTCATCAGTGACTTTGAGTGATTCTATTTCTTTCATGATGCTCTGGATCTTGAGGATCTCTGCCTCAAATGCCTCACAGGATTCATCAGTATATCTTCCATTCTTGAGCCCCCTATTCAGGGCATCAAGCCTCTTATATAGGTTTGCATAAATATCCTTGACCTCTCCCTTTGCGGAGATAATGGATGTCAGGGAATTTGCCCCCCATGTGACTGAGGAATATTCCCAGAGTTTCAGTTCAAGGAGCTTCCTGCAGATAAGGTTGCCATCACCATCCTTCTGGTCTTCACTCCTCAGGACATTATATCCAAATGACATTTCAGAGATGATCCCATCAATATGCTGCTGAAGCCTGTCCTGAGAATACTGATCCTTCCCTATTTTGCTCTCAAAATAGAGCCCCTTTGCATCTGGCCTGAGGACTTGGGGAATGCCAATGGGATTCATTGAATCATGCTGCCAGAGATGCTTGATCCTGAGCTTCTGAGATCCCACTCCCCTCTCAGCAAGGGTCTTGTCAAATGCCTGAGGCATTGTCATGTCCTTGTCTGAATCAATATTGTTAAAGATTGCACAATACCCTGTGATTGTGCTGGTCTTCAGATCCGCATCCTTGAGTTCAAAGTTGCTCTTGATCTGGAAGATGATATTATCTGACTTCCCAGTCTCCTTCTCAAAAGATGTTGTATCAATGCCAAAATGCTTGGCTCTGGCTATGATCTTCCTTCTTGCCTTGGCTTTCTCAGCATCAGTCACATCAGTGAGCTGGTTGAATCTTGCCATTGCATTGCGGACATGACTCGCATCATAGATGGGAAGTTTGCTGTCACTTGGAGGATCTCTGGGAATGGCATAGAATTCCTCAACTGACATCCCCAGTGATGCCCTGACCGACTCCAGAGCTGTCTTGTCTTCCATTATCTTAATTTTTAAGTATGTTAAAATCAATCTTTTGCACTATCCTTGCCTGACAGATATCCATGTCCAGCCTCTCAAGGATCTTCTTCCAGACCTTCTGGAGGACTTGCTGGAGTTCAGCCTCACTATATTTGCCAGTTCTTATCATTCTTCTTCAAAAATAAGCTCCCCTTCCTGCCCCTTCATCAACATCATAAATGATTGTACATCTGCAGTTGATGATCTCCTCAGGTGCTCCATCTGGGTCATGGGGGTATTGCAGGCCAGCTGCATACTCCTCATCCATATCCCTTCCCCCTGTCTTCAGATCCTCTTCCTCATACTGGATATGTGTCTCCCTGATATTTGGCAGTCCTGATGTGCTCCAGAGCTTCTTGGGGTTGACCCCAGACTCTCTTGCTGCCTCAAATGATCCTTTGTCACTTGCACCCAGCACCTCTGTCCTTGCAATCCTCTCTGCCTGATACTTGTTGATCTCAGTCAGGCCATCCATGAGATCTGTCCTCATCTGCCTTCCTATCTCAGGAATCCCCAGTCCTCCCAGCTTCCCCTCCTCAAGCACCTTGTCAATCAGGTCATTCACAATCCTTGCCTGACCGTCCATGATCTCCTCTGTGATTTTCTGGGATCTCTCCCTTGTATACCTCCTGAAATAATCCTCCCAGTAGTCAATTGAAGAGAGATCTTGCTTCAGCTGGATCTCAGATCTTTCCTGCTTGTGAATTCCCAGCTTCATGAGGAGCATCTTCCTGCTCATCTCTGATGCGAAGGTTGATCCCACACTGATCCAGAGGCTGTCAATCATCTCCTTCATCTTATCCCCCTTCATGAGGCCAGCCACTCTTGTCTTTAGATGCTCAGGATCTATATGCTCAGCCATGTCAATGACTGGCTGCTGGATCTGGGAGAGGACTCTTTTACAAAGCTTCCAATAAAATAGTGTCAAAGAACTTCTTTTGCTATCATTTACAGATAGTTTCATATCCTATGTTTTAACCTCCTGCCACAGCCCCATCAGGAGCTCCAAGCACCTGATCAACCTTGGGCTGAGTGGGCATCATCCCCACTTCATCAAGTGGCACTGTGGTTGATAGTTCATATACCTTGTCCATTGCCGGATCTGGCAGCTCCTCTGCCCCGGTGGCCTTGCGGATCTCATTCTTCTTGAAGGATCTGCTCAAGACCATCCACTGCACAAGTGCTGCATTATCCTGCTGCAGGACATCAATGCCTGAATAGTCAGCCCTGATCACCTGATCCTCTTCCCCAAAGAACGGGGCAAGCCATCTTGTCATCTTTCTCAGGTATGCATCCAGATTTGGCATGATTGCATCAGTGTAAAGAGCTTTCTTTGCCTCCCTATAATTCAGGTATGTCTTATCCTTAGATCCGAACATGAGCACAGCTGGCACATTATAGGCATCACAGATCTTCCCTCCAAATGCGCCAAGGGCATCCAGCACTGCCAATTCCACTATTGTCAGGCCAAAGTTTGACCACTTGTGATCCCTGTTAGTTATAACAATTGATCCATTCTTATTTGATCCAGAATACTCATCCTTATATTGCTCCTTGATCCTCTGCATCAGGGTCTTTCCTGCAGGATTCGGTTTGCCATCCTCTCCCAGAAGGGTCAAGATTCCCATTGCCCCATGATGCTGGAAGGCAGCCACAAGGGCATCATAGGCTGATCCAGATCCTGTGACTGATTTCAGTATTGGCTTCAGCCTGCTCATGCCCTTCAAATGTCCTGTGCCCTGATTATCATAATCAGGATTGAATTCCTTCCAGTGCAAAACCCTCTCCTTTTCGTAATCAATGACATTGCCACTCATCAGGAACTTGTATCCTGCAATTGGATCAAGATAAGTGCCCAGCACAAGCTCCATCCACTGGGGAGGAAGCACATCAAGCCTGATGGGAAGGTTTGCATTGAGTCCGTTTGGCACACTTTCAAAGGAAGTGTATTGATCCCCAAAGATCAGGAAGAATGTCAGTGCTGCTTCAATCAATTCCGATCTGTCCATGTATGGATTAGGCTTATTCAGGAGCTGGATCATCCTTCCCTTCTCATTGATCTTGCCATCCTTGTCATACTGGAAGATAGGTACATTGCTTGCTGGCTCAGTGATCTTATTGATGACAGTGAAGACATCCCCGTTCTTTGTGTATCCATGAAGGTATGTGTCTGATGCATAATCAGGATAGACAGCAATATTGGCAATCTGCCTCATGACATACTCATCAAGGGCACTGCCTTTGGAGATCCTTGAAGGAAAGAACCTTGAAGCTAAGGAGCTCAGAATTCCTGCCATCTTCTTACTTATTGATCACTTGCTTGAAATATTTGTCAATCACAATCTGGGCTGTCTCCTTGCTGCCCCATGCCCATTCAGCAAAGGGTCTGATGACCTTGAGAAGATCCTCATCCTTGATCATTTCATCCTCTTTGATGTTTGTGGTTTGTTCTTTCTTTTGCTTTGCCATATCATTGATTTTAAACAACTTCTCCTCCTCCAGATCCATCAAGATCCATGAGCCATGTCACAAGCCAGACAAGGGCATCAATCCTATTGGGGCTCTTGCCATCCTTGGGAGTCCATGTGGTCATCTCATCCTCCAGCTTGGGGAGAGATCCTACATGATGGACTCTTCTCTGTTCATAAAGTGCCTGCACTGGCTCTGCCCTTGTGACCTTCCCTCTGGATGCCCAGACTGACTCATATGCAGCATTGTGATCAATCTGATGGATCACTGTCTCAACCAGATCCCCTCCATTGTTTGTCTCAGCCAGAATCCGGTCAGCCTTGACCCTGTGATAGGTATCAACTGCCTTCCCTGCCCAGACAAGAGGGGTCATGATGTCAGAGAGATCCTCCTTGATATAAATCTGGCCATCAGCAGCCATGCCCCCCATGATGATTCCGCATTCATCAGAGTCCTTGTTTGATGTGACTGATGGATCAATTGCCACTGCAAGCTTCACAAGATCTGGATGGGTCTTGACCCTATCCCTATCAATCATCCTCAAAGTCCAGAGAGCACCCTCAATCTCAGATAAGATCTCAGCATTGAGCTCCTGCCTGCCAAGTCTTGTGCCTTCATATTTTGTGAGGATGGTATTCAAGAAGGCTGGGGCAAGATTCCCAGTATTCTCATAAGTTGATCCTGATGTGACAAATGTATTGGGATCTTTGACCAGATCCTTGATCATCTTTGTGGGTCTGGGAGTGGTTGTGGCAATCACTCTTGGATGAGTTCCAAGCCTGAGCCCCATCATGAACATATCCCAAGTATCCTGACCATACCTCCATGCTGCCAGTTCATCACACCAGCCTGCATGAGACTGGAATCCCCTGAGCCTGTCTGGCTCATCTGCAGTGAAGATCAGGGCATATGCCCCATTCTTCCAGCTGATTTTCCTCTTGGATGGCTCATATTTGGGCATATCCCATGAAGGAGAGCACTTCAGGATTCCTGATTCTCCCTCAACCATGATGTCTCTTGCATCCCCAGCAGTTGCACCTATGAATGTAATTATGGGATATTGATTCTTCCAGATCCTGACTGTCTCAGCCCCTGTTCTTGTCTTGCCCCATCCCCTGCCTGTCTTGACAAGCCAGACTGTCCAGTCACCTTCAGGGATGAGCTGGGCAGGCCTTGCATTCAGAGTCCATCTGTATCTTGCAGCATTAACAAGCTGCAGGACTTCAGTCTTTCTCTCTGGGGGCAAGGAGCTGATTGATTCTTGTGAGAAGTTCAGCATCAGACAGATTATCAAAACTATTCCCATTGTTTGTATGATCAATTTGCTGGGTATCCTTCCAGCCAAAATTTTTAAGCCAAAAGATTGAACCTGTGGGAGTTGTACCGGAGAGCCTCTTCTCATGATGGCTCATGATCATGTCCCTTGCTCTTTTGATAACAGGTGCAAACTCTTCATGTCCGTTATTTCTTTCCCCATAGTCAAGAAAACTCCTATGATCAGCAAATCCAAGATAAAGAGTTAATCCTGTGATAGTTGGGACTTCTTCATTCTCATCAATCCATTCAAAAAATTCAGTGATTTTCTTTTCAAGATCTGCAGCAGATGCATACATCGGAGGTCTTCCTCCGTTATTACCAAGGGCATAAAGATTGCCATAATGAGCTGCCATTGTGAGAATGTTATAAGTTCATTAACATAATCTTAACACTTATTTGTGCTTTTTAAGCCATGAGCTGAATTGTAATCAAAAAAAAATAACTCCACAAGAGAAGTTATTAACAATGATATCAACATATGTGAATTCTTGAATATTTCTGGCTTAATTTTGTACTATGGAATTTAGACTCAAAAGATACAGGATATCAGAAGCGAATATTCAGGCAGAATGCTATCATAAATTAAAGCTTCTGGGGATAAGGACTTATCTTGAATATGGCTGTGAAAACTGCAGATTTGATATGGTTGTCCTTAATGGAAGCAAGATAATTGCAATTGTTGAATTCAAGAATGGAAGAGCTGGCAAGCCAATAAATCAGAATACAAGACAATATAAAAAATATCATTCTTTTGGCCTTCCTGTAATTTACTGCAAAAGTGTTACTGAAATTGAAGAAACAATAAAAAAAATTCAAGCATTATTTTAAGCACCCCCCTATTATCCCCCCAAGCTGAATTTGCCCTCATTTTAATCCTTCTGGGGGCTGTTCAAAACATCAGGCCTCTGGAGGATGGGTTGCCTTACCAGAGGCCTGAGGGTCTTAAATCGCTTCTTTCGGGCTTTAGTCAGGAAGTTTGATTTCATCAGGATGCCCTGTTCTCCACTTCCTGAATTCATCAATCCTTGCCCCTATCCCAGAGATATGAGCCTGATCACATTTATTGGCCTTGCACAGATCCCTGTAGTGGTCAATAGCACTGACAGAGATCAGATCCTTTGCTGTCAGCACAAAGATAGGGATGCCTCTGGCTTCCGAATCTTCAATAATTTTCTTGTCTTTTGTTGTCATTGTCTTTGTTATTACTTTCAATAAATGATTTTCTGCGATCTTGCATATCGGTTTTATTATATTCCACAATAACCCTCACATTCATCAATAAGTTCAGGAAACATATCCAGTTGAGTATCGGCATCAAAGTCTATCGAGTCCAATGGTTTGCATGATCTATGGAGAAATGGAATTGATTTTAAAATAGAATTATGATTTTGCTTTGACTGTATGGTTTGCTCCAATTCACAAGCCTTTATAAATTCAGTCTTATGTTCTTTCTTTAACCACTTCCAATATCTATCAGAGTGAAAAGGACAAAAGAAACAGGATGATCGCTGTGGTGTTTTTATTCCTTTTGATTTCACATAATCAATAGTGCCTTTTCTGACAACAAAATTATCTACAAGCGGATATTTATTTATTCTCCTTTTATTGGTGCTAATCCGCATACGTTCCCTTTCATCAAAAGACATTCCCAACCAAAGATTATACTTAACCCTTTTCTCAAGTGTTTTATTAATTAAAACCGAAGTCGGATTTGTCTTATAATCTGAAGTACATTGCCTCATTAACATTCCCTTTGTCCCGTCAGCATTTAGAGTAAAGAAAGGAGGTACTGAAGAAGTATAAAATCCGTTTCTCGATGCTTTTGCTGGATTGCAAAGTTTTTCTAAAAGAGTATCCCCTTTTTTCTTCGTCAGATAAATATCAAATCCATAGTGTTTCTTACAATACTTTTGGAAGTATTCAAAGTAATCGTATATAAATTCAGGTTCTGCACCAGTGTCTGCAAATACGGCAAAATCTGGACGGGGTAAATCATATTCCCCATTTAAAGCCATTAGGATTAACCCCGTTGACTGTGTACCCGCTCCGTATGAAATCACATTTATCATCATTAACATTTTTGGTAACTCATCCCCCTGCTTGAATCTTGGAGGATTCTTGAGAGGCCAGATCTCATCTTCAGTCTGTTCAATCTTTCTCCGGAGATCCCTGATCTGAGCCTGAAGTATCTCCTCTTTTTCTTTTCGTGATGTCATGATATTCAATTTTAATGTTGAATTTCTTCTTCATGTATTTCTGGATCTGCTTTACTGTCTTCCCCTTGCTTACCAGAGTCAACACAAGGAGGCTCACTGCCTGATCCAGCTCTTCCGCTGGAGTCTGTGGAGAAGAGATCTGGCTCTCCAGATCCTGCTCCTGATTTGTATCTTCCTTCATAGAATTGGATTAATTTATTGATGTTTGATAACTTACATTCCTTGCCCTGCTCGATC